GCTCATGACCAGTCATCGCTCCTTCCTATTTTTGGTACGTAGAATTTGATATCTATGGCTCCGAAGTAAAACGGATACGTGTCCTCATCCTGAAGTGCAAAGCTCACGTTCTGGTTTGCTCTGAATTTGCTATCCAGGAGCGGTCTTTCCAGGAACCGGTTTGTAATCTTTGTGATCATCTCCAGGATGGTTCTGTGTCCGTTCGTTTCTTTGTTGTAGTCGCAAATTCCGAATAATACCGTGGTTCCGACGAGCCATGGCTCATCGTCCGTCGGTGTGTTGCCTTCTTCGATTCTCACGATGAAGTAAGGGAAGAACTGCGACTGGTCTTCCTCATCGTCTGTGATCTCCGGCAGTCTCTGTTCGTAGCCTTTTACTCCGAACACGTCCTCTCCTGCAGCATTTTTCAGCTGCATCTGCGCCAGGAGTTCCTCGATTTCAGCGATTAGCGATTTCTGAAGGTCCCATGGTGTCATTGTCTTCCTCCTACTTTGTGAGTAATTCTATTTGCTGCTCCACGTAATGCTGCAGGTTCCGGTCGATGGATGGTTTCACGACTCCGTATACCTTTTCCTCGTTACCGATCATTTTCGGGATTGAGTTGGAGCTCAGCTTCTTAATTGGCAGCCTGGCGGTGCTTCGTCTCTGATAGATCTGACCGTTTGGTCCTTTAAAGGCTTTAATATTGCCGTATATAAGCTGCTTCAGGCCGCTGCCTTTGATGATGTTTGCTTTCGCCCCGGTTTTCTTCGGTGCAGTCGTGTGAAACTTAGTGATTGAGAGCGGCTTGCCTTGTGAATGGATCACCGCTTCCAGTCTTCCTGCGGACGCTTTCCGGATCGTCATGTCCTTCTTGAAGCCTCCGGATTTTACCGTGTAGGTCGCCTGCGCTTTATTTGCGAGATCTACTCTCGCTGTGACTGCTACTTTATTCAGGGCCCGCGATATAACCATTGGCGCTTTTCGGCTCATTTCTCCGAGCTTCGCCTGCACTTCCTCCAGCATCTGTTCGTCTACCTGGTATTCGATCATGCTCTGTTCGCCTCCAGTGTGATTGAATAGATACCGTCCTCTGAAATAGCATCAGCCACCTTGTATGGCTTCTTGTCGAATTGGATCAGGGATCCCTGTTTCGGCATTGGACCATAGTCGGTGGCTGCTACGTAGATCAGTTTTTGGTTTTTATAAATTCCATCCATGTGCTGGTTGAATCTCTTTTCACGCTCGATCTGTTCGTTGGAGTCTACCTGAACCGGCATCATCTTTCCATTGAGATCATGCATGTCCGAGAACTCATCCGCGTTCATAAATGTGTCGTGCACGTCCGACGCGATTACGTCTTTGAAACTCATTTTTTTCGGCTCCGGGTTGGTTTCTTTACCGGATCAGTGGCTCTTTCGATGCTCTTTGGGATTCTTCCAGCGAGGTCATCTTCGTTGCCACTATTGCTGATTCCGATCTGTCCTGGCTGAGCTGTCAGCATCTGCGCTCTTGGAGCCGGTGCCTCTGGCTCATCCTCTACCAGGGTGGCGGTTCCGGCATCCAGCCAGGTCTGCTTCATTTCTGAATCAGGAAGCTCATCTCCGACCTCATACTGACGTGCTCCGTATAAGATCGGATAAACTGCCACGAGCTTCATTTAGGCGTTGATCTTAATTGATACGACCGCGTCCGCTGCGGCTGCGTCTGCGATAGCGTAGCCTGCGAGGATGTTGGACTCGGCTGTTGCGGTGATCACTCCGTTTGTGTTGTCCCAGTAGACATCTGCTCCGGCTGTGATTGCCTCGCTTGCCTTCTTTGGGAAGCTGTAAACGCCTACGACGTTTACGCTGTACTTCTGTCCCGGTGCTGCTTCCATCGCTACGACTCCGATTCTCTTACCGATAGCCTGGATGGTATTGGCCGGGATGGTTTTTGCTGTGTCATTGATGCGATCGATAGTCTCGCCTCTCTGCCAGAATGCTGCTGTTGCCATGATTTATTCCTCCTTCCTCTTAGACGAGCTTCAGCTTCGTGTCGACCTTGATTCCTGGGTTCTTTACGGCTCCGCGGTAGTCCATTACGGAGATACCCCAGTCGAGGTAAATATCCCAGATAAATCCAAGCTGTCCAGGAGCTTCCATTCTTCTGATGTTCGGGATCTCCTGACCGTTCAGGTAGTCGACCTCGATGAAGTCTGTGTCTCCAGGATCGCCAATCAGGAACCATGGCATCACGTTTCCAAGACCGCCGCACAATGCGTTGATTGTCGGATCCTCGACTACCTCGATGCTGTCTCTGTACTGGTAGAGTGGGTTCACTGCCTGGGTGTTGTCGCTTGTGTTAATTGTCGGACTGAAGAAGAGCGTGTACATGTCGAACTTCATTCCCGAAGGTACGACGATGGTTGCCGGATTGATGATGATGCTCTCTCCGAACTGATCCTTCTGGTTTGCCAGTGCCATGATCATGGTCTGCATTGCTTCCTGTGTCACTCCGGTACCGGATGCGAGGAGGTTCTTGTGCTCCTTGCCAAAGAGTGCAGCTCCGTCGTAAATATTGGAGTTGTTGATCAGGATCTGGTATACCTGCTTGTTGATGGTCTTTCTGGCTGCGGCTGCATATCTCGCCGGGAGGCTTGTCACGAGACCGATGTCGTCATCGATGAATGCCTTTCTGGAAAGAGTGAACTGGCGGCCGTAAGTCTTCAGCTGTCTCTGAGGGAGCTTGTCATCTTTGAAGATGTCATGCTTGAGCTCTCCGTTCTCCGGTACCTCGTAGAACTCGCCGACTGGTCCAGCTACGTAGTAGTTGTCATGCTTCTTGAAGTCCTTCAGGGATCCCTTCTTTGTGAACTTATCAAAGGTCACGGCTACCTTGCGGTATCCTTCCTTGTATGCCTTCTCGATTGTCTGATCGAGGATTGCTGGGAAGGATGCCTCTGGATTGTAGAAACCTCTGGCCATCATTGTGTAAAGCTCATCAGAGCTTCTACGGTTCAGATTGCTCTCGCTGGATCCGTCTCTCTGCAGACACTCGATGGCGAGGTCTCTGATTGACATTCCCATGAGGCTTCTGGCGCCATCTTCCGGACGCTCTAATGTCATGCCGCTTCTCATGAGGAGGGAATCAGCAGCGGCACGTCTGAACTTATCCTCCTGTGTATCTGTTACCTGGATGCCGGTCGCTACTGGTGAGTGCTGGCTTATCAAGTGCTCAAGGACTGCGGCTCTTACCTGTTCCTCGGTAGATCCGTTGTCGATGTAAGATCTGGCCTCAAGACCGAACTCTGTACAGAGGTCCTCAATGCTGCGGATTCTCTGTCTTTCTGCCTCGATGGCTCTCTGTGCGTTTTGTGGATCCTGTCCACCGTTTCCACCTTCGCCCGCAGCAGGTGTCTGCTGTCTCTGGCCTTCCGGTGTGTTGTTTGCTGGTGCAGCAGGAGTGGAACTCTGGCCGCCATGGGCGATGCCAGCACCAGCTGCTCTAGCTGCGTCGATGCTTCTCTGCAGGGAGTCAAATTCTGCGGCTTCCTCGCGTGTCATGTTGCGACCTGCGGATCTGGCAGCGTTTAATAATTCCTGCTGACGTGCGATCATCTGTTCAATCGTCATTTTCTTTTACCTCCATTCGGTTTTTGTTTATTTGAAGTTGCCGCTCATAGATATCGAGTGGGATGTCCTGTGTTCCGGGTTCGGATTTTTCCTCCATTTCCCTTCCCACACCTACGGTTGGATCTGCTGGGACACTAACGATGCTTATCTCGTAAGGCGCCCACTTCTTAGCGATCGAGCATGGTCCCATGAATCTGCCATCCGTCGAGGTCTTGTTTGGCATTACTTCCTCCCAGTCGTCTACCAGGTATCCTACGGATACGCCTTTGAGAGTTCCGCCTTTTACTTTCTGGTAGATCACTTCGGACGCTTCGTCTGAATCAAATTCGATTGTAGCCATTCCGCGTCCGTTATCTATCCACGCTTTGGTGATCTTGCCGATCACTTCGTCGCGGTCATGGTTGAAAAGCACGCATCCGATCTCATTCAGTCTGGTCAGATCGACGCAGCCTTCTGAATGGTCGAGGATCTCCTGTCCGAACCATCTTGTATATGGTTCTTCAGATGAGAAGCTCAGCTCGAATGTTCGCTCGTTGCCATCTCCTTCGAGTGCTCTGATCGAACCTCTAAGTTCTCTCAGGCCTCTATTCCTGTCCTTCGTCTGATGCTGACTGGCCTTCTTTTCCGTCTCCGGACTGTGTGCCCTTGTCATCATCGTTGGTTCCTTCCTCCTGGCCGTCTCCGGTTTGATCATCCGGTTTTGGCGGCTCTGGCTTCGGTTCTTCTTCTTTTTCTGATCCGAGTTTGCCATCGAATATCACACCTCCTAAGTCATAGCCTTTCTTTTTCGCATACTCGATTACTTCCAGGTTGTCATCGATCTGCTGCTTCCAGTCGCGGCCGTTCTCGGCAGCGATCGTTCCAGCGACGTGCGTGCCGTGTTCGACCGGCGTGATGCGGTTCGATCCCATCGGATAAGCAGAGGAATAGATGAAGTTCCAGCCGTAGATGTCGTCGACATAGCCGTTCCCGTCATCGTCCACGCCCTCTTCGCCGTAGAGCTCGGCCCAGTTGCCGACATTGCCGATGAGGTCTTCGTGCGCATAGTCGATGCCTCCGTCCACGACCGCCACGACCACGTCGTTCGATCCGGCGGTCACCTCCCACGCCCGAAACAGATTGATGTCGGCTCCGGCGACGGCATCGGGCATCGATCCGTCGTTGGAATAGT